TTACTTCCGCTTACACCTTGAATCCCTTGTATGCCTTGAATCCCCTGAGCACCAGTTAATCCAATCTCCCCCTGTATTCCTTGGACGCCTTGCTCACCTGTATCTCCTTTAAAACCTCTTTTTCCCAAAGAAGAGACTGTAACCGTTGTCTGTTTTGGCTGATTTACAATATTTACATTAATCGTCCTCGCTATCTGATTTACAACAACGTCATATACTTTTTCTGTCTGATTAATTACTACTTCCATTATGCTGAAATTATTGTAACATCCTGAGTTAGTGTCCAAGTATGTGTTGGTACTATAGTTTGGATTCTTCCATTAGGAAACTTCAATTGAACATCAAAAAAATAAAGTTTTGCAGGAAAATCCATTTTCCTTTCATCAAAATACATTGTTCCAGATTCAGGGTTAGGAACAAGTATTGTTCCATCTGTACTTTTAAATTCAAAAACAAAATCATCATTCATGCTTGTTTTAAATTGAGATACAATTTCAACTCCCGTTAAATCAATCGGAACTACAACATCTAACTCATTAGTTTCTGTTGCTATTATCTCCATACCGTCCCAAGTATCGCCTCTTTTGTGATCTGCTATTCCTACTGGTATTCTCATATCATTATTTTTAATAAATTAAAACCATTTTTTTGCCACTTCACCAGAACTAAAATAAACCTGACCATTAAACCCAAATAACTGCCCTGCTATCCCCGAATAAGTTCCCAAAGAAATCTTCGCCCCACTTGTCAAATTAAAACTATTCAACACCCCTGAAATCATAGTATAAAGCAATCCTGATTTAATAACAGCATTCGTTGTTTTGGCAAATGTATTATCAATATTGGTTGTAGAAACGAATGTCAAAGTTCCTGCAACTCCATTGTAAGTTAGTTTTGCTATAGTATATGAATTAGCCGTGCTGTTCATCCCATTAGTAACAAAAACATTTCCTGTTTGTGCATATACGTAAGGGCTAAAATCACTAGCACTTGAAAACGATGTTCCGGATATTGTAACAGCTGTAGAAACAGTCAAATTACTTAAAATAAACTGTCTGAAAAAATAAGTATTCGTTGAAGGAATTAAACAAAAACAAAGTACATATTCATTTAAAACAAAAATATCATTCAGCAAAATGGTTCCATCGGATAAATCAACCCGAATAATACTCTCTAAAGAATCTACGCTTGGAACATCACTTAATAATTGTCCTGCCTCTTGATACCAAATTTTATTGGTGTCATTAAATGCAACAGGAGTTCCCATAACAGTAAACACTTCCGTTGCAGAAGTTCCAGATAAACTAGATAAAGAATAAGCTCGAACCCCACTTGAATCAATTATTACAAGTAATTCATCTCCAGATTTGAACCCTGAACTTTCAAAGCCATATTCAGTAGATGTTGTCCCCTTGAAAGTATATGAAGTTCCTGCAACATAATCCTCACTTGCTCTTGCAACAAAGAAATATTTATTTGGTAGAAAATCTATATCCAGATTAACACTCCAAATAGTTGAGGCTAATGCTAAAATTTGCTCAATATCATTCAACTTATTTGGCAAAAGTTTATGGGCTTCTAAGATTTGATAACCTGTAGTTTCGTTATCCTCGGCTCCTGTAGGAGTTAATCCTACCTCTTCTAAAAGCTTATAATTATTAACTAAATGATCGTTATAAATTTCTCTTACAACAGGAGTTCCATCAATGGTATCTGTTTCGTTTACAATGGCTCCAAAAGGAAAATTTGCGCTTACTTCTTTAGGTATTGCTAGTTGTTCTATTGTTTTCATTTAATTAGAAGTTTACGGTTTCAAAATAAAATTTTAATGATTGTGTTGTGTTGGTAGTGCTTCCAAGGGTAAACGAAAAAGATGTATTCGTTAATGGTCTAAATACTACACCTGTTATATCATCATCTTGGCCAACAATACCTTGACTTTCTGGATAAAGCTTAACGTAATAAGCCGTACCAGCCATAGCAACAGGCAATCCACTAACAGTTATGGTACTTTCATTTGTTCCTCCAGTAGCTGCAATTGTGGCGGTAACTCCACCTCCGCTTGTTGGTAAACTCCCTGGTGTTCCTCCTGGATCTATTCCTGAAACCCATCCAATATTTTTAGTTTTACTTGATCCAATATTATCAATAATCAGTTTATCTTCTTTTGATAAAAGACCATTTCTTTCATCTGGATCACCAGTTGGTTTTGCTAAAAAACTTCCAGAATCCAATCCAATAACTCTACGTGTAAAAGCAACTAAATTTACCAATGGAGTTGTTGCTTTAGTATCAATAGCACCTGCGTTTTCTTCCGCTTGTGAGGCTTTTTTCAAATATAAAGCATCTGCAGCCATAGCATCAAAACTCAAAGCATCAGCAACTCTAATGATAGAAACCCCCCCACTTGTTTTGATTACCCTAACATACTCATTTGTTTTGAAGTTACCTGAGTAAGTAATTGCAAAAGTTCCTGCTCCTATACCCTTTATTTGGGTTTCAGATGCCTTATTGAATGCTGCCAAACAAACAATATATTCATTATCCAGCATTTGTGAAAACTTAATATCCACATTAAGTATTGTTCCGTTGGTGCTTAATGGGTAAATGAAGTCGTTCTTGGAAGCTAAACCCCGTAAGGCTTCTATAAGTTGATATCCGTTAGTTTCGTTGTCTGGCAATCCGCTTGGCGTAATAGCATACAAACGCATAAGCTTGGAAATATTGCTGTGAAGATCCCCGTAAACCGAACGATTTACTGGCGTACCGTTATTTGTTCCATCATTATCCCTCACACGCCCATCAGGGTAATTTACTAAATCGCTGTTATCAACGTTTCCATTTGCATTTAATGGTATCATATATTTTTAATTTTAAGTAAAGTTAATAAAAGTGTACGCTACTAAATGTGCGGGCTTTAATTTTAAAACGGTTTCTCTAAACTCCTCTTGCCTGTCAGCAGGTATTGAAGCAGACTCTCCAAGTACAGCCCCCCCGATAAAAAAAGTAGCCCAAATATTTTCACTACCTACAGAAAAAGATTCATTTGGAGTTGATAGGTTAGCTATAAGCTGAATCGAAGTTGAACCATGCTGCATTCCTATTCCATGCTGTGAATCGCCACCGTGTTGAGTTGCATTACTTGAACCTGAAATTATATCCTCGGGTGTTTGATAAGGAATCGTATTTTCGTGAACATAAACATCAAATCCCGCTATTCTCAATTGATATTCAATATATTCCTTTCCTTGTCTTGCGGGAACGTTTCGACCACGACTCATTTTTCTAAGAATGGCATCCCGCCTGTCTTGAATCGGTAAAGATTCATTTGTTCTTAATCCAAGGCGATATTCCCAAAGTAAGCAATCGTCGGCATCAAAATTTTCGTTATCTGGCAAATTGGAATCTAATACTGAGAACCCTGAATTAATCAAACGAATAAAACTTCTATTCAGGGCCACGTGCATATTATCGGCAACCCCTCCTTTTTGCATTGTAAAAGCTCTACCTGTAGGATATAAATCAATGGCTAAATTTGCCATAATATCAGCTAGACTTCCTTTCAGATAATTTGGAAACCTATGAGGCGTATTATAACCGTGAGGCGTTCCATAACCGTGAACTGTACTTTTTTCTGTTACTTGATAAGCCATATTAAATGAATATTAAGTTTCTCAAATAAGGGATATTTCCCAACCCGAATTCATAAGAAGTAACTATATTACCATCTACTTTCAATTCCAAAACATTAAAGAAATTTCCATTTATTAATGCAGAAGTAACAACTCCCTGAACATTTCCTGAATATAAAATATCATTTTTATTTCTCAACAAATCGGCTCCATCTATAAACGGCCTAACATCATAAATCAAATCGATTAAACTGCTTTCAATAGCGGTTTGAACAGAAGCAGAATCATCATTTAAACCTGTAATTGTAACATCAACAGGAATCAAAGTAATAGCGGAAACCTCTACATTAGCTTGCATTGGTCGCCTTGCTCTTTCATAATCTGGCTTAGTAACATCAGGGTCAAAATCTATCACATCTGCAACAGCATTCAGTATAGCAGTTCCAGGAGTTCCTTTTCCATCTTCGCTGTCAATCAAAGTAGCTTCCACATAAATATCAATTGTTCCTGCTTCACCATCTCTAACGTAAGGATAAATCAATCTTACTCCTTGTGCATCTCCCGACCAAATCCTGTAATCTGATTTTGCTCCTCCTTGTGGTTCCAACTGAATAGCATTCAAAATAGCTTGTCGATATAATTCTTCGGTTTCTCCTGCCGTTGGCTGTGTAACAACTTCTGAAACTGTAACAGTTTTATCTACCCCAATAACAGGCTCAGTAATTGTCAAATTATTTCCAACACTTAGATTGTAAAGAACACCTGCTCCAATGGAACGAACTTCTATTTCATCTGTAGTACCTGTCAAAGTATATTCGGTGTCCAAAACATAAACCTGTCCTGCATTCAAAGCATCATCATTAGATTTAAAAGTCAAATCACTTCTCAAAATAGACCCTGCAACTCCTATAACCGAAAGTTTAAAAACTCCAATTGAATCTGGAAAAGGATTTCTATTCAAATAAATTCTACCCAATCTTTCAAGCGTTCCCCCATTCAATTCTGTACTGGCTTTATCCGGAAAACAATTGTCCTGAATATCCCCCAAAAATAAATAAAGTAACTTCAATTGTGCAGAAAGCACTAAAGGCAGCGCACCGACTACCTTTTTTAAATCATCATCAGTTAAGCCAAGCTTGCTACGTAAATCGTTTGCAATATCCTCATTTAACTCAATTATTGACGGAATATTTTTCATACTACTTGTTCTATTATTAATTCATTTTTTGAACTATCAAACACAAACTGTAATGATTTGTCCTGTTGATTTGTCTTGCCTGTAAAGGTAATTAATATTGATACTCGATTTAAACTTTCTAAACTAACCTCAACATCAAAATTAATCATGCTTTCTAAATAAGCTAAATCTGATTTTACAGCCTTAATAATTTCCATTCTACCCGAACTATTTATAACTGCTTTCTGCAAAACTCGCTCGGTTTCTGAATTGAATTGCCTTGCTTTATTTGTTGGCCAAACCAAAGAATTACCCCAATAATCAAATCTTTCTTCATTTTCTAGGTATTCTTGCTTGGTAGAAGCCATTAGGTTGCCTCCAAACATAGCTAAATAGAATTGTTGATACAGAACATCTCCCAATACTATATCATTGCTTATAATGGCGAAATCTCCTCCGCTTCCTGTTTCGTATAATAAAATATCTTTTGTTAGCATAATTGTTAGTTTTTAACTCCAGTTGTTGAATCTGTTTTTGCAGAAATTCCATATACCTTACTTGAATCTACATTTACCTTACTACCATCTTTTGACTCAACTACAATTTTTAATTCCCCTCCAATTTTAGGTAATCTATATTGAACATCTGACTTTCCTGCTAAATTTTTAGGTTGAGAAACATCAGGCTGAGAAAAATTAGATCCGATGGTTCCATAATTCTTAAATCTTTCAGAAGGACTGAAAAAACTATTTTTACTTTTACTTTGCTCATCTGAAAAAGGAGTAGCAGAAAGTCCTTTTTGAACATTTGGCATGTTATAAAAACCATCTTTAGTTAACCCCATATTACCAACATTCACAGCTTTTCCATTAAATTTATCTACTCTATTTCTTTGAGCAACCATAAGATTAAACTGTTTATCAAATTCAGTTTGCATAACAACAGTAGAATATTTTATTGAAGCATCAGATTTCTTATAAGAATCAACAGTTGTGTACATTGTTTTTCTTGTAGCATCAGATACCATTTTATAAGCTATTGCTAAAACGCCTAAAGCACCTACCACAAGAGCAATTGGAGCAAGCACTGCTAATTCAGCCGCAACAAAATTCCACATTGCGCCTGTAGCTGATACCGTGGCACTTGCTAAACTAACATTTGATAATGCAGCAAGTGTAGATATGAATGTAAAAGTCCTAGTTATCGCACTGGTAACAGCTATCGCCTTACTTAATCCAAAAAATAAAACGGCTCCAACTTTTGCCAAAGCACCCAATCCTAACAATCCTACAGTAACATTCAAAATTGTAGTAGCAAGCCATTGATTCCTTCCCGCCCAACTTGTTAAACCTGATATCATGGGAGAAACCGTGTCCATAAAATTAATAATTCTAGGCATTAATTCATTTCCAATAGTAATAGCTAACTTGGTAACTTTATTTTTCATTATCTGGAACTGTGCAGAAAATGTCTTTTGCTGTTTTGCTACGGCTTCTGTCATTGAATCAGTACCACTAACAATGTCTCCCATAACCAACTTATACTTTGCTGCCAATGGACCTAATAAAGATAACATTGCTGAGAAACCTTCTTTTCTTCCGAATGCTTTAGAGCTAAGTACACCCATTTCTTCTCCTTTGTCTCTAACAATTTGTAAGGACTTCACAAGACTTCCGTTTGCTTTAATCCATTTAGGAACATCTTTAACTCCAAGCTTTTGAAATATTTTACCCATTGTTAAAGATGGTTTTATAAGAGCTGTAACCGCAGATGATATTTGCGTTTGCGCTCTTGAAGCAGTCATACCTGTAGTGGTCAAAACAGCGGTTGTAGCTAAATATTCCTCTAAACTAACATTAGCATTTTTAACTAAAGCAGAGCTTGAACCGAATGATTCTGCAAGTCCTGAAACAGTTGTTTTACCATATTTAACAGCTTTAAATACCATATTTGCTACATTGGCAGATTCAGAAGCTTTAATGTTAAATGAATTTAATGCGGATGTAATAATATCAACTCCTTCTTTTGCTGTTCCTAAACCAGAAAGACCTAGCAAAGATGATTGCTCCAAAACAAACATAGAGTCTTTAGCAGCTATACCCGCAGAAACTACATCATATAAAGCATCTGTTAATTGGGAAATTGGCACAGGAATTTTAGTTGCCATTTGTAAAACAGAATCGCTCATTTGCCTCATCAATTCTGGTGTACTATCAATTGTAGTACTCACATTAGCCATTGCTTTTTCAAATTTAACAGCTTCGTTAACGGCAAGACCTATACCAACGGCCATTCCGGCTCCCGCAGACAACATAGATGTTCCTGCATCACTAAATCTTCTTGATGATCTCATTGCTGCCGCCTCTGCTGATTTTCCAAATGCAGTAGTACTCCTTGTCATTTTATTGACAACATTACTAAACCTATCTACAGCAGTAAATATAGTTGGAACTCTCATTGCACTTAAAGCCATATATTTTTTATTTAAAAATTTAAAAACCCATTGTAGAAATTTAATCTATCAATGGGTTTCATATTCATTTCTATTGTTTAGGTTTTCGTAATTTCTCTAATCTGATAAACTCTTTGTACCAATACATCAATCCTTGAAAGTCAAAATTATCACAGTACATTTTTTTTATTTCAGAAGGAGGAAATTTATATTCATAAACAACTGTTTTTATAACTGGGTTTATATCGCCGGTTACCCAGCGTTCATAAAAAGCGATGATATTTCCCTGATAGTCCCAAAATCTTTTTGTCTAAAATGGTCTACTTCCTGTTTTGTTTTACCTATGATATAGCAAAGGCAATTAAGAGCATAATTTGATTCATCTGTACGAATCTCTAACCCCTTTGCTAAATTAGCCTGATTTATAGGTGAAATACGTGTTTTAAATGTAATTTCTGAAATAGAAACCTCCCCTTTATCATTCTTAACAGGAGCTACCATCTTGTAAGTAGGTATCTTATTTTCCAGCACTAAATTACCACTCATTAAAGCATCAAAAATCATTGGATAAGATTCAGCCAATTTATCTTTTGGCTCTGGCTTTTCAACCCATTCATTGATAAAAGCTTCTAAATCATTTAATGCAACATCCTCACTAATTACCGCTTTGTCTTTCATATTTTTTGTTTTTTAATTAAGCACTTATTTCCTCGAATTCTGCAGCAGCAACTTTCAATGTGATTGTTCCTGCGTTACTATCTGACTGAACATCACCGACAACTACTCCTCCTCCTTTACTTTTATAAACCTTTCCAGAAATAGAAACAAAAGTCCAATTTCCAGATATAGGTGATTTTGATAAAATGTTTAGATTAGTTTCAGTATCAGATTCAGAAGATACTGGCCCCTCAATCATTCCTCTAGTTCTGTTTTTTTGAACCATCAAAATACCATTTGTAGTAACCTGATTTGCATCATCATTGTTTCTAATACCTCCTTTGTCAACTGTAAAGCTTTCATTCGCTTTTGGATAAAACCTGTAATCATTTCCTAAATGATTACAGGTTATTTCTAGCATATCTCCGAATACTGACATATATTTTATTTTTTAAAAGTTAAAATCCCGCTTTGGCTGTTGTACTTGCAATTCTTACCGTTCCAGTTCTCTTGTATGAGAATGTAGTTTCAAATCTGTTAGGGTTGATAGTAGAAATATTCACAACAACACTATCTTTAGAGAATTGCGGATCAACAATCAATCCTATTGAAGCTAAATCATCAAACAAACTGTAAACTATAGACTTCCATTCAATTGGCTTGATACAATTCCCAACGGTTACAAGTTGTTCATCAGAAACAATTACTTTGTCAACCAAATAAAGTTGCTCCAACAACCTGTATTTATAAGCAACGTTGAAATCCAAATTCAAGTTTCTCACATAATTGTACTGTAACGGAACTTCACCATCAGGATGATATGTTGTAACAAAATCTTGAATAATATAAGCCCCATTTTTTAGCAATTCTGTAGAACCTCCATTTTTCAATAAGAAATCACGATTAACATAATCTCTCATATCTCCAATATTCCCATCACTCGGAACTGGCATGTCTGGATAAGTCATATTACTAATGTCCAAATGAGGTTGATTTTGGTAAACAATAGCCGCTAAATAAGCAACATTCGCTGCTGCTTCATAACTAAATCCTTTTGAATTTGGCGCAACACATAAAGCGTTGGTAACTTGCGAAATTCTATCAGCATCATCTGTAATAGTTGACAAATCATCTTTATCAGATAAAATACTTCCTGCATAAGCTACAAAAGGCTTGAAAATAAGCCCTGAATATCTTCCTGTAGGCGTTACATCATTCGGAACACCATTAAATGTCTCCAGTGCATCAAATTGCGCCTCTCCGTAGGTGTTAATCACTATTGTGTTCCAATCATCTCCAAACAAAGCCAAAGAAGCCGCTAAATCAACTACCCCTGTACCATCTGTTGAAGTTGTTTCGCTATAAGATACTCCAGCTGCCTTTGTTCCTAAATCAAAAGAAATGTTTAGTTCAGCACTTGAAATCCCTTTCCATTTTGAAGTTACGGTTAAAACACCAGCAGTATTAGCAGCTGAACATGGCGCACTTGTAACACCGTTGATTGCATCTTTTATCTTTCCCGCAATAACAGTAGGTGTGTCTCCTGTAGCAATACTAACTTGATAAGACTTATAATCTAAGCTATCTCTACCGTTTACAATTACTGTGTGAATAGTATTTGCTGTAGCTGTACCTGTTACCGTCCAAACTCTTGATGTTGCTGTTGCTCCTACTGCAGTGATTTGAGGATAAACAATAGTTGGAATACCGCCTACACCATCACCAGAAAGAGGTCTTAAAATTCTCATTACAGAATGAATTGGCGAACCTGCTCCAAATAAATCAGCTGCTTCGCTTGCACTTGTAACCTCTACAGGATCAACTGTCAATCCGGCTTGATTTGCTGTATTTGCCTCACCTAAAATTGCAATTACTTGGGGCAAATAAGGCGTGTCATTATTAAATTTACCTCTCTGAATAGCATAACCAGTAGTTCTTGATAATCTGTCAACTCCTACGGCTGTTGATATTGTACTCATATTTTTTTATTTTAATTGTTAAATGTCAATTGAGTTCCTTTGTTTGTTCCCGTGTAAACTATAGAATCATTTCCTTGAAGCGGTATTCCTTGCCATAATTCAGTTGTTTCTTTTGCAGTTACCATGAATATAATTCTGCAAAAACGAATCCCTGAACCATCATAATTTGAGTGATTTCCCCAGTTTGAATAATCAGTATCAAAAGTCACTTTTTTTACGTGCTTGTTTGCAATTAATCCAGGAGGAAAACCTAATGTTGGGTATTTACCTGAATTTAAAATATACTTTATAATTCCAACGTACTTAAACAACTTTCTCCTAACATTCTCGCTCATGCTTTCGTTTCCGCTTTCAATACCTCCTGTAAAAACATCAATGAAATACATATTTTGTCCTTGTGAACTCATTTGCGTGTATTCCATGTTGTCCTGCTCTCTACAAGCCAAAGTAATCACAACATCTTCACTGGTATCATAAGGTGAAATTCTTTCAATAAAAAACTCAAATTCTGAATCTAAATTCTGTAAAGCATGTTGAGCAGTAATTTCCTCAAGCAATATCTCTCCAATTCGATTTTCTATAATCTCAAAAGGCTGATCGGTAATTAATTCTGTTATTATAGAAGCCATAGTTTTAAATTATTGCATCCTCTAGGATTAGCATTATTAAACCGAAGTTCTGATCTGGTAATTGTTCTCTCACGTTGAAACTTCTTAAAACACCGGAACTATCTTTAAACTTTACTTTGAAGTTCAATAATGCTATTTCTCCTCTAGCATTTCTTACTGTAATTCCTTTGGCAACTAAAACATCCTCATCAACTGTAATTCGTGATATTTTAGTGTTTACCTGATTTCCATCAGAATCAAACGAGATAACGTGTTTTACCGCCCAGCCTGTAATATTAATGGTTTTGCTCTTATCTGGAGTTAGCATTTCAATATCAAAACTGTTATTGTTTATCACAAATTTTGCATCTCTCTTCGCTAATTCAAATGAATTCATTTTCTATTTTTTATTTACACTTTTAATGTCTGAAATAGATTCTTTATCGATAACAGCAGGAGTAGTTTCAGTTGGAATTTCTTCTTCAATGATTTCCTCTTCTTTCAATTCCTCTTCACCTTTCTTCGTATCCAATTCTTCAAGAGCTTTTCCTAAATCTTTATTAGGCAAAGTAATTACTGGAATTTCTTCGAAAACATCTTCTTCTTCAAAAACCTCTTTAATAAATCCTGCTTCGATTAACTCGGAAGCAGGACTTGTTAATTGGCTTTCAGATACAATTTCGCCTGATTTAGCAATCTTATTGCCTTTCAAACTATGGCTTATTGGGATAATCTGAAATTTTCTCATATTACAATACTTTTAAAGTGTAAATTTTATCAATTGTAAAAGGAATTACAATCGGTCTTGAAGTTAATTCAATTCCGCTATCCAACGTTCTTTCGTTGTAGTAAGGTCTTAATAAATAATCTGCCTCTACTACTGTTGGAAATCTTGTATCCATCCCTGAAACAGAACCGTTAGTCATTGAAGGAAGCGCAGCAAAAATGGTTTTTCCTTGAAAATCATCCGGCAACAAAACAACGTTTGCTGAATCTAAATAGTAGTGAGTAGATTCTGATTCAAACTCCTCATACAACTCATTGTATGTGTAAATATCCAAAACTAAAGCACCAGCACCAACTCTTCCTTGAAAAGTCATTCCAGAGGCTTCATTCCATTCTGGCATTTTAATATCCAAACGCTCTACTCTTCTGAAATCAGCATAAGCCTTAACCTCATCTGTTTTTAAGAAGTTGTCAAAAGCTAATTCCGACATAAAGCAATTCACTTTACTTGAACTAGAATTTCCTACTTCTCTTAAAAATTTAACTCCCGCAGCTAAATCAGAAATAGGAGTAGCAGTTGTTGGCGCACTCCACAAATCAACACCAGTAAGAACAGGCATAGAAGCCGCTTTTCTTTTGTAATCAACATTGTCTCCATTAGTCATAGAAACAATACCTGTTTGAAGTACATCAGCTTGTTGTTTTGCAATATTTCGCTCCACCATCAATTTATTTTCATTCACTCCTTCTGCTGCAGCCAAAGCAATTGCTTTATTTGCAATAGGACTTGTAAAAGCACCCAAAACCATTGCATCAACAAAAGCATCATCTCTTCTGAAATCATACTCCAACTTAAAGAAAGGCGGTTTGTATTTTTTCATTGTAGATTTGCTTTGTTTGGTTTTTACACCTTCAACATACATTTCTACATCTGGAGCAATTTTTCTTGTTCCTCTTTGAACAGCTACATCAACATAAAAAGTCGGAACAGTTGTTCTTGGAAATACAGGAGAGAATCCTGATTTTACAGGGATAGTTTCTTTGAATTTAGCAACTACTTTAGAAGTCATTAAACTTCCGTGTTCTTGAATCGAAATAGCCATAATTAGTTGTCGTATTTAGTTGTTTCGATTACGTTGTATAGAACGAAACCTAACGCTGTTAATATATCTTTTAATGCTTTTGAACCCACCA